TGGAAATGGACAAAACGTCCATTTCCATCAATAAAAATGGACAAATGTCCATTTCCATCAATTTTTCCTAAAAAGTTTCTTGAAATAAAAAGTCTGAAATATTTTGAAAAAAAGAAAAACAACATTTTCAAAATTCCAAATTCTGAGGACTTTTCAAAATGGATATATTTTGTTTTTGAAATGATGGAAATGGACAAAACGTCCATTTCCATCAATAAAAATGGACAAATGTCCATTTCCATCAATTTCTCCTAAAAAGTTTCTTGAAATAAAAAGTCTGAAATATTTTGAAAAAAGAAAATACAACTTTTTTAAAATTCCAAATTCTGAGGACTTTTCAAAATGGATATATTTTGTTTTTGAAATGATGGAAATGGACAAAACGTCCATTTTTATTGATGGAAATGGACAAATGTCCATTTCCATCAATTTCTTGAATACACATACAACTTTTTTACACCTTTTCTCATTTAAAACGCTCATAATTTAATAATATATTTGTCATTAAATCATTTTCAGTATACCCTTTTAAAAATGAAAAAAATGTTATAATTGTTATTATGCTATATTTACCAAATTTTGAAATATTTGTATTATATAATAATTTATGAATATCATTTATGATTACACTTGTTACATATCCAGTTGGAATACCTATTGATGTCCAAAAAAATGTATTAAGCATTATTTTATATAGGAAATTTATCTTTATATAGGTTATTTATAAAAACTGGGCATTTGAAATGATAAATGGTCTAATATTAAACCTGGATACTTTGTCTAAAAACATCAAAATCTTCTAAAAGCAGGTTATTTTTTCTAGTTTTATTACCAGGTGGGGTTGTTGAAGTATATCTGTTATTTTTTCGAGATTTACTCTTACTTCGTGGGCGTTTTGAAGCATTAATCTTTTTATTTCTTGTTGGTGTATGTTTGGTCTTTTTATTTTTTTTTGAAGTAGATTTCTTTTTCACACTCGGTACATCATCGCTTAACTCACGCGCAAATTTATCAAAGGATTTTGATGATATCGCATGTGATAAATCCGTTTTACCTCTCGATTTTATATATTTATTTTTGATTTGAGTTGCTTCTTCTATATATTGTGTTAAATGACCTTTTTTAAGCATACTTTCAATTATATGTATTGTTTTATTAATAAATATATTTTTCATTTCAATAAATCCATTCTCAGATAAGTGGTTACTTGATACCATCTCATAAATGGAACTGTAATCACTATTATTTATGTAATCATAATACTGTTTATAAATCTCATTCGATATTTCAATTGTTCTCTTGCATATGTCAATAAAGTATTTACGGGTTTCTTTATCAATCGTTTCAACTTCATTTTTACTTGGTGAAATATAATATACTTTCTCATTTAATATATATGATTTGATATCTTGAAATCTATAATAAATAGAATTTGCGGTTCTTAATGAATATAAGTAATGTTCAAAGATCGCATAATTTATTGAAGATAATTTGGATTCATCATATTCATCGATTAATAATTTTATAAAAATATAGAATTCTATATGATTTGGCATATAATTTCCAGGTAAATCGTAAGGTAATCCTTCATCTATTTTTATAAAAAACGATTCTTTACCCTCTTTATATAATATAAAACTTTTTTCATAATTTTCTAATAAAATAAATAAATGATAAATGATACTTATATTTTTTTCTACAAAGTTTTCATTATTGTTTAATATTTCAAATGGAGTAGATAATGCGTTTAATCCTTTATCATATGTAGGAATATCTGTACTAGATGTTTCTGGTCCTGAACCACCACTAAACTTAGGAAGAATAAAGAAAATAATAGCCAAAATACATATACTTGTACTGAGTATATATATAGTCATATTTGTATTGTTCTGTGATACTGGTTCGTAAATCGAATCGATAATGTCATTAATGTTGATTTGAGTATTTAGATGATTATTTAAAAAAGCATTAATATATTTGTTGGTACTGAGAAATGTTCTTGAATTGATGCCTTTCATCTTCAATAATGTATGTAATCCGCCTCTATGATGTGTTACAGTTAGTGTATTATCGTCGATACTAATATATAATAATATCTCACCCCCTTTTTTAATCCTCTCTCTTTTTCTTAATTTAGCCTTTTTATTAAATACTTTAGTATGTATTTCTAAAATGTTATCTATATCAATGTTCGTACCGAAACATAACAAATCATAATCAAACTCTGAATGATACCTGTATATAATTTCATTTTTTAACAAACCGTTTTTAATTAAATTAATCAAATCTTTAAAAACGTCAATACTATACAAGTAAGCAAGAATAACGTCTGGATAATAATAGAACTCATCAGCATTAACATCATTATGTTCTTGACCCGTTCCACCTATTTTATTAGTTTTACCATGATTCAAATCATTATTGTATATACTATTTACATAACCTGTATTCTTATTATTAGAACCATTACCGCCATTTATTCCAGATGGTGGTATATTTAATATTATATGTGTTCCTAGATCTAATATACAAGGCATATTATCACTAACCGTTCTAGAAAATAACATTCTGTCATGCGTCAATAATACTGCATCTTTTGTTGCTTTATAAGTTGTTGTTTCATTTTCTCTTTTTCTAAATACAACATTTCGTAACTTAGTAATTTTACATATTTCTCCTTGTAAAGCATCTCCTAATCTTTTTCTTGCATATGTCATAGAAAACGCTCTTATCAGGTTCTGTTTTACTCCGTTTCTTTGAAAATCACCTAAAAAGTTGCGATAGAATTTCGATTTATCTGATTGTTGTAATGGAAAGTTATCGTACGTATCATCATCACCGTTCAAGTCAGATTTATAAATGGTTTTTTCAATTTCTTTTTCTACAAAATAAATGGAATTTATATGTTTATTTGATGTATTTGCTGTAACACGTCTTTGATCAGGAACCATACCATTATCATAACTATATGTAACATCTGTAGAAAAACTACTACGTATATTGTCAACCACAACAACATTACTAAATGTAACATTAACATTACCATTAATATTGTTTTCTCTACTGCTATCGCCGTTTAAAACTTCATAGTATATATTGTCATTGCTAAATGTGCGTTCTAAGTTTACAAGTGTTTGTACTGGCGCAGGATCTGCAAATGTTTCTGCAGTATATAAAATACAAAATGGTTCAATCCTACTATCTTTAGCTCTTTCTATAAATTCAAATATTGACAGTTGCATATCACAGATCAATTTTATTTTTCTACCAAAATTGTTGTCAATATAATTATTGAAAAGCTCAGCTAATTGTGTAATTATTATATTGGACTCTACACTTCTATAGTTATGTACATCTGGTAAAATATATATATTACTACTTCCTGTGTTAATGGCACTATAAATATTTCCAATCGAAAAATAATTTTCAAGATTGTTTTGATTTAACGGTCGTGGTATTCTATTCAAATACGAATAATCATTTTGTAGAATTTCACTACCTAGACCACGAAATAAACTCTGATATCCACCATATAATAAAAATGAAAATCCAAATTTACGATATCTTTTCGTTGTAACGCCTCTAATATTCATTTCACAATCTGAAAAAAAGTTTTTAAAGTCATGTAATGTATCGAAAAATCCAATTGCGTCTTGGTCATTATAAAAATAGTTTGATGTACGAGTACCCGTTATTGGGGTATTTAGTAAAGGAATTGTTTTTCCTTCATCTATAAAGTCGCGTTTAAATATTTTAAATGGTTGTATTATTCCATTAACTGTTATAATACCATCGTAACTTGCGGTTATACTATCATAACTAATTAATGAATATTTTTCACCACCTCGGAATGTCATTATATATAATATAAAACTATATAAAATCATTATTGTTCACTGTACATTTTATATTTTTAGAAAGTATATATGAATTCATTCTTTTTTATTTATTGCTATACTTTATGTTTTCAATGTTCACTGTATAAAAATATATTGAAACGTTTCACGCATAATACAAATCGGATGATAAAATCGCTATCTGGATTACTTCAACAATTTTCATTTATACCAATTCAAGATAATCCGAATAGTATTATAGAGGTTGATTGTGGTTTAGACGACGATTGTGAAATCAATACTAAATGTCAAATGATTATTCCGGGTTATATGGAACATGATTCAAAACTCGCTGCACAACGTCACATACATCATCAAAAATCTGAGAACAAATGTTCATAAAATTGATTGACTTTTTTTGAAAGGTTTGAATAGTATTTATGACATCATATGATGATTAAGAACAGCGAATATTACCCAAGAGAGGTTATTGTGAAGGATATTGACCCATATGCTTTTAAGACATCTCAAGATGTATTTCATGCGCTAAAACAAATGCACATTGGAATTATATCATATGTTGAGTTGGATTATGAAGTTACACAATGGGGTCGGAGTCATTACGCGCGTATTCTGTTCGATAGATGGAATACACCTACGACTAGATACATGCGTAAAGATCTCGAAGATGGCAAGTCAGTTGATATTTCACCATTGGGCCGACGTGCTTATATGATTGATTATCAGCGCAGACAAGTCATTCGAGAGCAAAAAGAAAAAGAGGAGCGTCGTATCCGCAAACAAAAAGAAGAAGAAGAACGACGTATCCGAAAACAAAAAGAAGAAGAACGACGTATCCGAAAACAGAGAGAAGAGGAACAACGTCGCAACAAAGAGGCAGCCGAGATGTTTGAAATGGAAAATCAATACATCAATGACGCCCAAGTAGTCAATGACTTGGAAATCGATTATGGCGACGAAGAGACAAAGTTCTACAAGTTCAACCGCAAAACAGGTGAGATGGATTACATGGGTAAGCAATATATTGTATATGTATAATCGCTCATACGACAAAACTAAAAAATCCAACAAACCCAACTAAAAAATCCAACTAAAAAACAACCAAAAACCAAAATAAAAAAATGTACAAATGTACATTTTTTTATGGAAAATATATGGAAAATATATGGAAAATATATACAAGAAATATATCACTACAATGTTTATATATTTTTCAATATTTCTTCAGTAAATATCTCTGCTGGTTCTAGACGTATACATGACATCAATGAATTTGCGTATTTTTTTCTACTAAATGAGTAGTACTGTCTTCTTGACCATTTTACTTCCCAGTCAATCCACCATGATTGATCTCCGCCAGTTTTCCTATCAATTTGGTCCTCAATGTGTTTCAAGAAATACTTCAAGTTGAAATGGATATTGAGGTCATAATCGTTTGATACATTTGTAAAAATGTGTTTATTATCGTAAAGATATTTCATACATTTGATATATTTCTCAGATGAACATGTCATCAAACGATATATAATAACTCTTTTCCTACGTTCAGCCATACTCGGTTCGATTTCATTGTATCCGAGCTTCAATACGTTATAGCCATCATTTGAATGAATTATACCAATATATTTCAATATAGAGGCAATGATTTCTTCTGGAAGAGCGATGGTTACATTTTTATTTTTTATGAACAACTCTTCGATTTTTCTAATATTACTTATTTTTTGAAGGGCAGCTCTAGCTACGCTTGTATCCTTTTTCCTCCGTTTCGTATTTTTCTCTTTATCCGGTATAGGTTCTTTTGCGGCTCCTCCTCCTCCTCCATTCGACCTGTTCGCGATAAATCGGTTTCTATTTCGAGTCATTATAAAATACTATATTACAATATGTAAAAAAGCCAATCAATTTTATACACCTACTAGCAAATACTTCCGGCGAAACTTGCAGGCAATTCTTCCATATTGATACCATAGTAGGTTTCAATCTTTTTCATGGTATCAACATCAAACTTTGTAACAAAGTTAATCGCCATACCTTTACGACCCCATCGACCACTTCGTCCAATACGATGTAAATATGTATGTGGATCTTTCGTAATATCAAAATTAATAACCGTGCTTACTTGCTGGATATCAATACCTCGAGCAGTCACATTCGATGATATTAATACTCTATATTCACCAGTTCTAAACTTATGAAACTCGCGGTCTCGCTCCACTTTTTCCATAGAACTATGAATACAACAAACTGAAAATCCTTCTTCCGTCATTGCCTTATGTAACTCTGAAACTCGCTTAACACTATTACAATATATAATACATTGAGAAACACTAATTACGGAAAATAAGTCCTTCAATGTATCATATTTATCACTATCATCACGCATCGCAATAAAATATTGTTTAATACAAGCTAGGTTCAACTGTTCTGCAGCCATTGTTATTTCAACCGGATTTTTCATGAATTTTTTTGTTAGAGCAAGAATATCCGCTGGCAAAGTCGCACTGAATAACGCGACCTGAATCTCCTCATTCATATATTGAAAAATGTTGTATATTTGATCTTTAAACCCGCGCGAAAGCATTTCATCCGCTTCGTCTAGCACTAATAGTTTAATATCCCTTGCAACAATATATTTTCTGCGAAACATGTCGTATACTCTCCCAGCACAACCAACGATAATATGCGGACAGTTATTTCGAATATCTTCCGCGTCGTCCTGAATAGAAGTTCCTCCGATCAAACTCTTGACTACTAATTGCGGAAACATGGAACCTAGCGACTTAATCACATTTAGTGTCTGTTTGACTAATTCGTGTGTCGGTGCTAACAAAAGTGCTTGTAGCTTGGGTTTAGAACAATCAATCAATTCTAATGTACCAATAGAGAACGCACCTGTTTTCCCCATACCTGATTGCGCCTGTGCGATCAAGTCGGTACCTTTAACCATTATAGGAATCGACCTTTTTTGAATTTCGCTAGGTTTTTCGAACCCATATGTATAAATACCGCGAAGCAAATCCGGTTTAATATCCATTTCATCCCACCTTTCAATTATTTTTTCTTCTGACGTCATCTTATAATATATTGTGTATCAAATGTTTAACTCATTTTACAATATAAATTATATATTGTAAATAAATATAAAATCAATGTCTTATATATTTATAGATGGCGGCAATTCAATACAACTTGAATGATTATAATTCAATCATGTTTGGTAATTATAAGAATGAAACAACGAATGACATGCCAATGAATTTTACACTTCCGCCAAGTGTAATGACTATTATAAATTCATTGGCAAAAAAATTTGGATCTAATGTAGTAGAGCCTCCAAAAAAAGTAAAATATAACAATCCAAAGATATCTAACGACTCGTGGATTAATCATTCTGTTTGTAAACCGACTATTATTATTGATAAACAAGTCGGCACAGACAAGATAATGAATGATATAAGAGCTACATTAAATAAGATTTCCAATAAGAACTATGACAAAAATCGTGATGTAATTATAGGACTATTAAATGATTTATCAAATGAGAAAAAAGAAGAGGCAGGAGCAGAATCAGAATCCGAATCCGAGAAACATTTAGCAAAGGTTGGCAATAATATATTTGATATTGCTAGCACGAACAAGTTTTTTTCAGAGATTTATGCAAACCTCTATAAGGACATTAGCATAAAATTCCCAGAAATATTTAATACTATATTGACAACGTTTTTGGACGGGTTTACAAATACAATGAAAACAATCGTATATGTAGATCAAAAAGACAATTATGACGATTTTTGTAAATACAACAAGGACAATGATAAACGCAAGGCGACTAGTATGTTTATTACGAATTTAGTAAAAATCGGTGTTATTCAATCGGATGTTCTAATGAATATAATACAGACTATACAAGCAATTTTAAATACCTATATGAATGAAGAGAACCGTGTGAATGAAGTCGAAGAGATTATCGAAAACATTTTTATATTATTAACGAATAATATACCTTTTTTGAAATCGTGCGCAAATACAGATATTATATCATTTATACAAACTCTTTCAAAGTTGAAACCGAAAGATTTGCCGAGCATGTCTAGTCGTGCTATATTCAAATGTTTGGATATTTTGGACAAGTTGAAATAACCGACTATTTGTAAAAAACGTCATTTGTAAATTTATATGTCCAAAAATTACCACATTGTTTAATGTATTGCTGCGTTTCATAATAATAATAAGATAAAAACAGTTTGGAAAAATCATATTCTTGATCAATCATTTCATTATATTTTTGTAATAAATAGTCCTCTGTAATTTCTTGATAATCGTGAGTATATAAAATAGGACAACCTGCATATTTTTCTTCTGTCATAGGATTATGTTCTATTACAGGAATACAACCAGCAATTAATGCTTCATAGTGTCTATGACAATCTATACCATTACCTTCTGGCGATATTACGAATTTATATTCTGGCAAGGTTTCAAAATAGTCAGATGGGTTCAAAGAAATGTTGTGTATATTATTATTTAGAAGATTTGTTATAATACTTTGTCGATTTTTTCCTGTTGGTCTTCTCCTTGCGTCGGTTGTAGTAGAAATACAACATACGACAGTTTTATCATGATTGCCTATTTGAATTTTATCACCTTTATTATAATTATACATATATGAATATTGCATTCCTATTGAAAATGGTTGCCAACTGTCACTTCCATCAATAACTGACGCTTGAACAATTAAATTATTCACATCTTTAGTTATTTTTTGCCATTCGCGCAAAGTATACATAAATATAATAATATAAACAATTATTATATTTATACCTATATGGATACTATATTTATATGTGTTTTTAATCTTGGATGTATTGAAATTGCCGAGAATCATATTATTTCTTTAATTCGCTGTGGAATAACAAATTATATTGCATATGTAACAGATATAGAAAGTTTTGATATATTGATACAAAAAGGATACAACGTATCTTATTATCAAGATGATCAGTCAACAGAAAAAATGGACTTTGGAACAAGTGGGTTCAATAGTTTATCGTATCTTAGATATAAAATAATAAATGAATTATTGGATAAAGGTAAAACTGTGTGGTATTTAGACGTTGATACAGTCGTTTTACGTGACCTCAATGATTTAGTTTCGCAATTTATTAGTAAGGATATTGTAATGCAAAATGATATTAATATGCCATGTAGTGGTTGTATGTTATGTTACCCTACGAAGACATGTAAACAGATCATGACTGTAATATATAGTTTACGAACGTCTTCTGAAAATGACCAAATACTTTTAGCACATTTATTGCGTACAAATAAGAATATACAGCTAGAATTATTAGACCATGAGTGTTTTGCGAATGGTCTTCTCTTTTTCAATGAGGGGTCAGACAATCAAATATATCGACAGTTACAGTTGGCGTTTATAAACACTACTAAACCCCTATATCTAGTTCACGCGAACTGGATGATAGGAGTAGAAACAAAAATAAGTGCGCTGAAAAAGAAAAACCTATGGTATGTATGAAAAACCTATGGTATGTATGAAAAACCTATGGTATGTATGAAAAACCTATGGTATGTATGAAAAACCTATGGTATGTATGAAAAACCTATGGTATGTATGAA